CAGCGGTAACTTCAGTGTTTTCGGACACGCCGAACACACCCCTTTCCGTTTATGCCCCGTACGGGCTTTAGTTGAACCGCGCTACGGGCGCGTACCGCTTCACGGGAGCCGTGGAAGTCTTTTATTTGGCGTCTCTCAACGCCCGGTACTGCTCATAGAGCGCGTCCGGGTCGTATCCATACTCTGTGCGGGCCCTGTCTTCATCCCAGGAAGGGAGAATGTTGCACCGGCATTTACCGTGGAACTTCTTCGATTCGCCGGCAGTGTCCTTGGAATAGACGAACCCACGCGAGCCGAGCATCAAGCAGAAATTGCAAGCGCCAGGCTCAGGAACACGGGCATAAGCGGCGTTATCAGCGTGCGCGGCCTGCATAACAGTGTCACGGCCCGGCTGCAACGCGTACTCGTTCGACATCATCCCAAGGAAAGCCGTCAACGTGTCCGTATCACCAGCCCACAAAGGCCCATCAAGGCGCACAGCGAACCCCAGTCGGCCCTTCACCTGCACATCAGGAACAGGGGCGGCGAGCGGGGCACTGAACGCCCCGCCCACCTCCTCCAAAGCCCGCAACTCGTCATACCAGTCAGCCGCGACAGTCGCCGCGACCTCCCCATACTGAGCAACAAGCAAAGGGATGAAGTCGAACAACGCATCACGCACCGCAGCCGGTTTCGTGAAATCCAAAGCAGCGAGGAAAGCAGCAAGGTCACGCTCAACCAGCGCCGCTATACCATCATTCGCCTGCTCGAACATCCTCAGCATCTGCAGCGACATCAACAACCCCCTGCGGAGAAGCCTTCGCGGCGTTCACCAAAGCATCCAGCCGTGTGCCAGCCTGAGCCCGGCGCCTATCAGCAACAATCCGGTCAATCGTGGTCTGGTCAAAGCCGAGCTGTTCCAGAGTCACCGCAGAATCAGGCGGCAACACACCAGCATTGACAAGCTTCATCACAGCATCAGCAGCCGCAGCCTTCGTCGGAGTGGCAGGATCCCGCCACTTCGTCGTCAGCAACTCCAAGCCCTCAGACGAACCCTGACGAATCTCGACAGCCATCCGCATAGCATCCACCCACGCAGCACCAAACGGCTCGTGAGCGGATTCAGCATCCGCATTGAGGTCAAGGTACGCCGTGTGCATCGCAGCATCAGACGCGGGGTTGTCGTGGATGATTCCGAGCGCGTTAAGCGGAATGTTCGTCTCACCGGAGAACTTCGCACCAATCGTCCGCAGCATCTCCGTGTGCGGCTGCATCGAAGCGGCCTGGAACTGCCCAACACTCGGGATGTCGCCGTCCTCATCCTTGCCAATGGCGAGGACGTGGCCGGTAATCATCCTCCACGTATCCACCATCGAACCGTCAGGGTTAGTGAACGCCGACTCGTCAGCCCCAAGCAGGTAACGCTGCGGGGAGCTGTAGAACTCCGCGCTAACTTCCATGCGGAGGCTCGTACGGATCGCCTCGTCAGTGATACGCATGACGCCCTGAGTGATCCGTGAACGCCCGAACGGGTACTCCGGGGAAGAGTCATAAGCCAGCACCACAACAGGGCACCTACCGAGCGTGTGCGGGCGCTCATCCAGCACCCAGCGACCATCAACGCGCAGACCTGTCACAACCTTGTCCTCAAGGTAGAGGATCCACTCGGTAGGCAGGCCAGCCTCGGCAGCGACAATCGACAAGGCGGCAGAAGCGCGGCGCCGGTTCGCATCCCAGAGTGCAGTGGATGACGTCGGCGACAGTGTACGGATAACCGCGCCCGGCTCACCATCAGCACCAGCCATCACAGCGACAAACGACACGCCGTACGTCAGTGCGGACATGTGGGCGTGGTGCGCCTCGATACCGAGACGGTTCTCGGCCCAGATAGCGTCAACTTCGAACTCGTCAAGCTCAACACCAGGAGCCGCGAACCCGCCAAGCTTCACACGGGACGCGAGGCTCTTGACTGCCTTGTACGGCCAGCCAGTGACCGTCTCAAACGACTGCAACTGCGGCGGAATCGCAATCCCAAGATGACGGATCGACTGCTTAGCCTCGAAATACCGGCGACGCGTCTCGTTGATACCAGCCACCGAACGCAACTGCGCCAAGCACTGATTCAGAACAGCGTTATCATCCTCGGTCAGGCCGGGAACAACCAAAGTGTCAATCACTACAGCACCAACACCCTTCCCCGGCCCTCACCGGATTTACGTCGCTTACCAAACTTCACAGCACCAAAATGCGCCGCCGTAGCAGCCATAATCGGCGTCAAATCAACCTCGAACGTCTTCCGGTTCCACTTCCAAGCGCCCGCCTTACCAAACGGCTCCTTGAACGCACCCTCAAGCGACAGGTTCAACTGCTCTTGGTTGTAATGCGTCAACGTCTTGTCCTTCACCACAGCATCCGAGATACCGCCGCACGCCTGAGACAACTCAGCAGGACCAAGGATGAACACACGAACACCCTTCTTCCGCAGCGAAGCCTCCAAAGACCGCGCCGGCGTGTAAGCATCCATAACAACCGGGGTCCGCTTACGCGCACGCTGGAAAACCCAGGCAACAAGCTCATCCGACGTCATAGCGGCAAAATCATCCGCCGCTATCTCAACATGCACGCCATTCTCAGAGAACGCAGCAATAGAAACCGTCACGCTCGTACGCTCCGGGTTCATGTCCAACCCGATAGCAGCCAACGGCCACTCATCCCGCACAGTCTCAACAGCCCTAGCAGCCCACGCCCGCGGCGGAATAGCCGACTTAGCAGCGCCGGCCTCCGGCCACATATTCAGGCGCTCACGAGCGAACGAGGACGGCGAGAACCTAGCAAGCTCAGCCTCAATCGTCGTCAAGTTGATACGACGCCCCAAAGCAGGGTTAGCCTCAGCCCAGTTATTACGGTCCTTCACGAACCGCTCCAACTCTTCCTGCTTCATCGACGTCACGTTGCCCGGCGCTGAAAACTCAACCCACGCAATGCGCTTATCACTGCCATCAATCGCACCATCACGGGCCCGGACGAACGGCTCTCCAATCTCGCCCGTGTCCTTCGGTGGGGTGCCCATAAAAATCGTCACAGGATCACCAGACGGCGCCGCGGACGTAGTCGGAAGCAGGGCCTCTAGTTCGTGGTCCTGCAAATCCTGCGCCTCATCCAGCACGAGGACATCCACCGTGAAACCACGGCCAGAACCCTTAGAACGAGCGATGAACTCACACGAGCCACCACCACGACACGAACACTTAGAAGATCCAGAGCAATCCTCAGAGTGCAAAATAATAGCTTCTTGGCCGTTGGTGTTCCGGACTTCCTTGACCATTGCATTCAACTCAGGAAACTTCGCGGCAGGGTCATTTTTCGTCTCGCCGAAAAAATACTTGAGGCGAGAGAATGCCTTACGCGCCGTCTTGACTTCGTGGGCGGTGTGGAGGAACTTCAGGCCGAGGGCGACCATGCCGTACAGCTCGACAATCTCAAGGCTTCCGTTTTTGCCGTTCTGCCGACTCACCGTAATCCCCCAGGTACTCGCGCACCACTTACCAGCCTTAGACCGGCGCATCCATGAGTGGCAAGTCGTTTCCTGCCACTCATCAGCCACCAGACCATACCCAGCAGCGAAGTCCACAGCGTCAGCAGCATCCGCAGACGTAAACCCACGAGGCGCAGGAGTGATGTTATAGCGCGGAACCTGAGAACCCAGAAGAACCGCACCCAAACCAATCACCCCGTCTTACGCTCAGCCCGCTTACGCCTCAACTCATCCAAAGGAGACGACGGAGCAGAAGTAGCAGAAGACCCGCCCTCAAGCTCATCAATCTGCACCAACACATCCATAAACCGGATCGACAACGCAGCAACATCCCGCGCCGACTCACACCCATCAATCTCCGCAGCCAACCGCTCGCGCAGGGCCGTTAAACCCGCCAAACGCCCCTCCGGAGCAGCCTCAGACAAACTCACGGGGCCTCCTAAAGAGTCAGACGGTTGCCAGTGACAGCGATGTAGCGGCCAGTGGAATAGAACTCAATACAACGTTCGCCATCGCGGATCTTCCGGCCCGGCCCCTCGGGAGCCTTCACGAAAACGTGAACACCCTCGCCGGACTGGCTGACCTCAATCAGTAGTGGAGCGTCGATAGCTTCGATAAACTCACGAGCCCAACCAGCCAGTACGCCATCCGTGATGCAGTGGTCAAAATCCCAGCAGCCAACACCATCGCCCAGGACATAGCCAAGGCCAACGCCAACAGTGGACTTAGCGCACTGCTCATAAGCGGCCCAAGTGCTCGGCTTCGTACTCGAAGCGTACCGGCCCGCAACCGTCAACGGGATCTTGTTTTCATCACGACGCACCCAGCGATGCCGGCTTGTCATCTCGACGGGGAGCTTAGGTTTGCGAGAGAAGTACACCCGGCACTTAGTGGAACAGAACTTCGCGTCCGCACGAAGCAACTTAAGGCTCATCCCGCAGTTCCCACACGCTCTATTCCCCATACCGACAGTCTACCAGTTGTTACGGATAAACGGCTACATCTAGCGGAAGTTCAGTGAAGTAGGAAAACGCGAGGACATAGGACCCCGCCTCCCAAAAAGGGGGTCATAGATCACCGCCCGCCACTCAAAAGGCCGGCAGAAACCCGCCCACAGCCCCCCACTGTGTGGAAAAGCCGACTCGGGGGGATATGCGGCGCTATGCCGGAGGTGCGAGCGCGGGTGGGGGTGGGGGATGGTCCCCCCATACCGTCTCCGACACCCGTTACCAGGCTCTAGACGCCCGAATCGGCCCTTTGTTGATGGTTGGTGTGGTTGGTGCCGCTTTGTTGCCTTTGCGGACGTTGCAGAGGCGGCAGATGACGGTTACGTTGTCGATGTGGTCTTGTCCACCCTTGCTGTAAGGGATGATGTGGTCTACCTCGGCGGATGATGGTGTTTGTCCGATGTCGTAGTTGAGTTCAACGCTGCATGTTGGACAGTGCGTTAGTCCTGCTCGCTTAGCACGGTAGATAGCGCGCTTACGCAGTGTCTTCCAGGCCGTGGTGCCTGTGCGTGAGGTGGCCATGCTCAGTCCTCTAGGTCGTCGGCCTGTGCGCGTGTCCAGTCTGCGTACTCAAGCTCATTGTCTAGCGTCTCAGTACGTACCCTCGCAGCATGGGCTTCGATAAGTTCGCATATGGCGGTGTAGATCCTCATACCGATACCGCCTCATATGTGACGTGGTATTCGCCGTGGTAGGTGCGCCCGAAGGCGTCTGTGCAGTGCTGGCAGAGGTATAGGACGTTGAGGGATGGGAATAGTACGCGGGCTTTAGCCATCGCACTGCTATGCCTGTCGCAAACCCTACCGTCCATGCCGTACCTCCGCTTGTGTGGGAAGGGTTGAGTTATGCGAGCGGGAAGCTCATCTTCACGAACTCGTCACGCTTGCGGCCCCAGCTAACTTCTGGTGCGTGGTCGAAGCGGTAGGAAACGCTCGTTGGTGATGCGTCGATGACTTCGCCAGTGGAGTCAGCACCGTAAACGCCGAACTTGTAGCCCTTGGAAATATCCATTACTGCCTCCTGCTGGTTGGTGTGGGAAGGGTTGAGCGGCCCAGGCGTTACGCTGCATTTCCTATTGTTCGGTCAGCGGCCGGTCGCGCTCAGTGGGCTGGCGTGGGAACGATCCACGCGAACGGCTATGGGGGTCGCCGTTTCAACCATTCAGCCCGTGTGTCTAATCGAACACACGAAAAAGGACCGGCCTGCTTCGGCTCGGTCCTGGATTTTGTGACGGTTGCCCGTTCACTTTGACACGGTATCAGCTTTTCGGGCTGATTAATAGTTTTATGGCGGGCGTGTTGTTGTTGGCGATGAAGTTCATGCCCTTGTTAGTGATCTCGTAGTCACCCCTGCATCCGCAGTTACAGCCGGTGAGTAGCCCTGCCAAGCAACCTCTTCCGCGCCAAAATGGGTCAACTCATCAAACGAGTTTTTCGGCTTGCTTACGGGCGATGAATCTGAGTAGCGGCGCGTCTTCGATGTCTTTGCATTGCATCTCTTACCCCTCGCTCATTGTTTGCTTCCGATGGTAGCCCGTGTGTCGTGCCATGCGTTGAGTACGTCGTATGGGTGGTAGGTGGGTAGGGGTTCGCGGTCGACGGGAGTGAGTTTGCCGCGGCGTGCCCAGTTGCGGATGTCGAATTGGGTGACGGTGATGCGGGCGTTTTCTTTGAGCCAGGGGATGAGTTTGCGGGTTGGCATGGGGTCCGGCCTGCGTTCTTCGAGGCGTTTGCGGATGGCGGCGTGGTTGACGTGTTCGGCTTCGGGCCCACTAACCAAGAGTTCGGCTTTGGTTACCCAGTCCTGAATCACCCATGCCGCACCGGATGCGTGTTCCTGGTTGGCGTAGTCCTTGGCCGACTGCCCAACTGTGCGCAGGTTTTCCTGTAGTTGCCATGCGTCGAGGTTGAGGGGTGCGGCGGATCCTGGTTTGGATCCGCCGCCTCCGCCGCCTGCGGGTCTGGTGTTATCGAGCCGGGCGATGGTTACGCGGAGTTCAACCAACAGTATCGGGATGCGATCCAACCACGCTTGAAGGTCCGATACGCAGCGGGTGCAAAGGTATTCCGAGGTGAAGTTCCGGCAATCGTCGGTGGTGCATTCCTGTGTCATTCGCCACCCCTCCCACGTCGAGCGATCAGGACATGGACCACGCCGGTTAGTCCTACTAGAACGAAGGTCAATATCGAGGCTTCAACCGTGTTAATCATTGTTTCCCTCCGATGATGGTGTCTGGCGCGGGTAGCCCCGTAATGGCCGCGTACGAGCCCATTAGCCCGAGGGCTGCGGCTTTGAGTTGGAGCATGGTTTCGGGGTTGAGTTTGCCGTCGAGTTCTTGGACGAGTTCGACGGTGTTGCGCATGGTGCGGAAGAGTTTGGCGGTTGCCTCGTCTTGTTTGGCTGGGTGTCCGCCTGGTTTACGCTTCATCGTTTATCTCCCATCCGGGTTCGTTGAGGTTGTGGCCGTGTTGTTGGAGGCGGTTGAGCATCCGGTGGTGGTCGTCGCGGTGGCTGGTTTGGTGGAAGACACGGCCCCGGTAGCGGATCACGTAGACGGTCACTTGGCACCCCTTACGAGCTTGTCGGCGTACTGGATGGCTTCGGCGTGGGTGGGGAAGTCGTGGTGTCCGCCACTGAACTCGACACGCCAGTATTGGGGTGTTTTGAG